TTGGCTTTTGCAATTTCTTCCTTATAAGCAAGTTTCTTTTTCTTTTGCTCACGTTCCTCAGCTTCTTCAGGATCAAAATAAAATTTGTCTTCTAATACAAAATCTATTTCTTCTCTGTCTAAGTGAGGCTTAGTCTGTTTGTAGTATTCTCTAAGTAAAACATCTTCATCAACATTAGTATAGTCTCTGCTTAATCTAGCATAGTCTTCTAATGTACCACCAGTTTCTTTCATAAACTTAACAAGTTTCTCTACGTTTTCAGGTAAATCTATTTGCTCAGCAACTGGCTCAGGTGCTTTTTCAACCGGTTTTTCTACAGGTGCTTCATCTTCTGTTACTTCATTTATAACAGTAAACTCTTCTTCCTTAGTTGGTTCTTCCTTAGTCTCTACTTTTTCTTCAACCTTTTTTTCTACAATCTCTTCTACAATCTCTTGTACAACTTCTTTAGTTTCTTCAGGTTGTTTTGTTTCTTCTTCTTTTTTAGTTAAATCTACTTTAGTGGCAGGTTCTGTTTTAACTAATTTTTTAGGCTTCTTTTTAATTTTAAATTCACCTTGTTCTAGAGTTCCATCAGGAGCCTCTTTTACTTCTTCTTTTTCTGACATAATATAATATAATAGTTAATAATAATTATCTAGGGTCAAATGGGTTTCCAATTGCCGTAGATTCTGCTTGGTCAGGAGCAGATGCTTCTTTTTCAAACGAATTTGTTTCAAAGCTTGTTGGTAATAAATCGTTTTGTCTCTGGTCTATTAGTTGAGACTGCTGAGTACCTTCAATACGTACTCTTTCATCTTTTCGGTCTTCTATTTCTTTTTCTTTTGTTTTCAAGCCGTCAACTTCCATTTGTTTTAGTTCTAAATCAAACTTATGCTGTTGAGCCATGATCATTATCTTTACTTCAGCTTCTTGCCTATACTTCTCAACATCGAACTGTACTTTAGCTTGTTCAAACTGTACTTTTTGCTCTGTTAATATTTGTTGTTTTTGAGTTTCAGCTAATGCTTGCTTTTCAGCTGCTTCAGCTTGTGACTGAGCCTGCTGTTGTATTTGCTGTAATTTCATTTGCTGTTCAGCTGCTTGCTTTTGCTGTCTACGCTGTTTTAGCAATTGATTAGCTAGTGTTAGGTTTTTAACCTCTCTAATATCTATAGCATCTTCTAAGTCAATACCACCAGTTTTTAAAGCTACTTGTATGTTTTCTTCTAATTTAGCTTTTTCTTCATCATCTGGTTCAAGATCTAAAAATATTCCAAAGTCATAGATATTTTTATCCATAAGCTCTGTCAAGGTAGATACATTAAACTTAGTTATGCTTGTTTGTAATGCTGATCTAGTTAAAGGAAACATTAAAGCGTCACCTATTCTAAGAGATATGTTTTCACAGTTCTTAAGTGTTAAATATAAGCTAGCTTGTAATATATGTCTAGTCGCTGTATTTGAATTAGCAGCGGCTATTTTTTGTAAACCTACTAATGAATTTTTATCAGGACTGCTAGCATCTCTAGCTTCGTTTAATCCCGTTACATCTCTAATAAGTTGTAAGTAATATTGATAAGTTTGTATTAAACTTTGTATTTTAGCTCCACCATTACCACTTTGTAATTCTTGAATAGGAACTTTACCAGGATTCATATCACCATCTTGAGTGAATGATCTACCAACAATAGAACCTGTTTGAAAATACATGTTTAAAGCTTCTTGTGGATTGTAAGTTGTTCCATTGCCTAAGTCTACTTCAGCTAAACCATCTACATCCATATAAACACCATCAGGAACTACTCTAGACAAAACCTGTTGCAGTTTAAGATGTGTTAATTGAATCATATCAGCAAAACCTGTTATACGGTTAACTAGTGAATCTATACGTCCTTTATACATTCTAGGAGCGCATATGTTGTAGTTCATGTTAACTTTAGTAGTGTCAGCACTTGGTCTAGTCATATTCTGAGCCATCTCCCATCTTAACATTTTAGGATGTCCTAGTATTTTAACACCGCTATACAGTACCTCTATAGATCTAAAAGCTTTAGTAAAGTTAACTTCTTCTGGCGGATTAAAAGCGTCTGTTTTTTCTAGCGCTTTTTCTAAACCATTTGGAGTTTCTTTTATTTTAAATACTTGGTTAGTAAACGTTTTATATTCAAAGTATATTACTTGAATTTTATCATCTAAAATACCACTATTCCAATTGTTTCTATAGTTAGAATTACCTGGGTACTTGCTTATTTCCTTTAATTCTTCAGGTGTAAGCATTGGAAACTGCTTCTTAAGCTCAGCCATGCTAAGCCCTTTCACTTCACCTACGTACCATATATCCTCAAAATTTGGATCTTCAGTGTATGAATAAACTAAATTAGCAGGATCAACATAGCTAACGCCAACACCTTCTTGCAAATTAAATTCAGTTTTTGAACAAGCTATACCTAATACTGTTAAGTCGTGGTTTAATCTTCTTCTAATTAAATCGTACTTGTTATAATCTAAAACATAGTTGATAGCTTCTTCTTGAGCTATTTCAATCCCCTGCTTATAATTAAGCTGCATGTAGACAGATATTTCGTCTGGGTTAGTCGGCATGTTAGATTTGCCACCACCTGTCGAAACATCTAATCCTAGTTGAGCTTTTGCTTTAGCTATATATTCTTTAGCGTAAATATCTTTCATTAAACCTTGAACATATGCAGATCTTTTACCAGTAGAAGAAGGATCTTGAGCATAAGCTTTAATATCATAATTCTTTTGAGACATTCCATTTACAACTATATCTACAAATTTAGAAATAATAGGTACAGGTGTCCAGTCTAGATTTAAGTAAGACAAATCACCATTTATAGATAGTTCATCTTTGTACTTTTGAACAGATTGCTCTCCTCTAGCATATAGTCTTAATTGATGGAAGTTATTGTAGTTAGTTGAAAACCTATAACCTCCAGCACCTGTTCTAGTGCCAGAAAACCATTCGCCTTCTATAGCTTGTCCTACTTTTAATCCATAGTCATAAGACGCTTTAACTGCATCAGGTACTACCTGATCCGGAAATGAACTTCCATAACTAGTTTCTATCATTTATTTTGTATTTTTGAAACAAACCCTTCATTATCGTATTTTTTAAAACTTAAATTAAGTGGCTGTTTGTTTTTAATTGCATTAGGTCTATAATTGTTCTTGTTACAAGCCATGATAGCTAAACCAGAGCTGATAGTTGCATCATACTTAGTTCTATTGTTTATATTAAACTTAGACCAATCTTGTAATGTTTCTTGATGATACATGTCACCAAACTTACCATCTAATATACCAACATAGTTTTCTATATAAGCCTCTATTGCTGCTGCATGCGCTTGTTTAATGTCTTCACTTGAATTAGGTATTCCACCTATTTCTTTCTCTGTAACAGATAATCTGTTCCATAGTTTGTCAGGCCTGTTCATGCTAAACCCTCTATAACCTCTTCTTCTTAAATAATATAATAATCTAGGTCTATTATTCTCAGCTAGTATTGGCATGCCGTAAAACACCAAAGACATTAAAACTTCTTCAAAGAATATTTCTGATGTTTCAGGTCTAGCTATGTATTCTAGAAAGAAGTGATTAGGCGGCACATCTTCCATGCTAAACTTTGTTAAACCATGCAAAGCACCATTAGATCCTTTACCGTCAACAGTTCCTGATATGTCATAGCTATCACACCCAAAAGCGCCTAAATGCTCGTTGCCTGGGTATTTAATACCATTTTTTACTATAATTCTATTTTGTAATCCACTTGGTGGAACCCAGCTAATGTTAAATCTACCATTTTTATCAGGAACAAACTGAACCCTAGTATCTTTAATTCCACCTTCCCACATAAATTTACCTCTTGTGATGCTAGCTTTATTATTTAATTCTTCGTTAAAATCTATTTGTTCATAAATTTTAATTAAATTAAATAGGCTTTCTTTAGTTTCATCTCTAAATGCGTGAGCTTCAGTTCTTGGAAATTGTCTATAGTATTCGTTTAAACTGTCTTGATCTGATTTAAGTCCTTCAACTTCGTTTTCCCAGTGCTCAATGACTCCTGTTGTAATTTCAAAACCATCGACTCCTTTGACTGGACTCTTTTGTCCAATGAAGACAGGAAATCCAAAAGTATCCATGAATCCTTCGTAGTTCCATTCCATAGGGATGAAAAGAGAGTAGAGGCCAGAAGATGTTTGTCCGTTTCTATTTCTTTTAGTAACGTCTGAATTGTAGTATAATTTTTTGAAGTTATTTCCACCTTTATCTAAAGCATTTGAAGTTGAGCCCATCATACACTTACCTACGATTCTTGATCCTAGTCTTAATGTAGTTTTTGTAACTCTCCAGTTATTTAATATGTTATCAGGTCTTTCCCATTTGCCACTTTCATCATGAGCTAATAGTTTTAGCTTTTCACCATCATAAGAGTTGTCACCTGTATTTTTCCAGTCAATAGTTGTATCAAGTCCTTCTAGTTCCCTAAGCTGTTCATTCGACTCAAGCTTTCTTCTAGTAAGCTTTGATGCCGGAACACGATATGCCAGTTCAGTTTTTGGCCGGTCCATACCATCTTGAATGGGTTTAAAGAAGAACGGGAAGATGACTGATATGGGTACAACTTTATCTGTAAACATTTTTTTGGCATCTGAACCAGACTTG